CGCCCGTTTTATCTAAGGATTGAGCTATCTTTAGTTCTAGCCCTGACCTATACCCCTTTTTACGTGCAGCGCGAAAACGCTTTGCATCCATTAGAAAGACCAGATATTCCCTGCTTTAAAAGTTTTATATCCGAGATTCATCATCTCTTCACGAATGGCACGTTCAGTTTCTCTGCGTGTTTCCATAAGACTACGTAGGTTTGCTGTGCGCTTTTCGTTATATTCTTTACGTGCAGCAGTAAGTTCCTCCTGCATGTTCTTAATGCGCTCTGCTAGTTCTTCTAGCGATAGTTCATCATATAAGTTAGTCATTGTATTTATCCTCAATATATACATAGTCCACCTCTGGTGGAACTTTAGCAGATGAAGGTATTGATGGGCGCGTCACTAACGTCTCCCAGCAATCCTCCTTAAAGTCACAGAATTTACAGACACTGCCGAGTATCTTATTACCTGTAGGTTTACCCCTGAAAAATTCAGGTTCAGGCTCAAAGCAACGCTCAAACTCGTTGGCGTCTATACGCTGTGCTGTACTATTTAATTTAGTAACTTCTTCGTCTATTTCAAGACCCTGTGCAGGAACATATTTAAATTGTCCATTGGCTTTGTTGACAACCCACCAACCACCTGCACGTTTGTTTGCAGCCTTTGCATAACCTGCTAATTGACCTACGTATCCGAATGCATCCCCTTTCTGTAAGCTGTTATAATCATTGAATTTATTAGTGTATGACCAAGGTGAAGCAGACTTGATGTCATCTACTGCACCGTCAATACTAAGGTCTGTTGTACCGTTTATTTCTTTACCGTCTTCAAGCTCTAGTGTGACGTGTTCACTATTGTCATAGGCTACACCAGCTTCGGTAAGAAGACCCTTAAACACTGCCTCTACTATATCCCCTAACATCATATTCATAATGAATGTAGTTGGTAAAGGACGGGCTGCTTTAGGTTTATTCTTCTGATACCAAAGCTGGCAGTAGGGGCGTCCGATATTAGACATACGAAGTCTAAACTCTTGTTGCCCCTTCCCACTAAACTGACGCTGCAATGCGTCCCGCACGTCAGACACAATTTGCTCAATGGAGGAATCAGACATTGAGGCAGTGCCATCGCGCATATTGGAAAGCAATGTATGCAGCATCAGTTCAGCAGGATGGTTCATCACGCAGCCTCTTCAGTGTCTACGTTAATGAACTCATTCACTAATTCTTTTGTGGAATCATCAACGTCTTCGACATTGTTTTCTTCCCATTTTCCTAAGACGTATGTGTTATGCATCTTAATAAAATCAAGGAAGTTAGTGAATGTTTCTTGGTCGCTATCTAGCATATCAAGCTTTGTTTTAAGATCCAAACTTAACTTAGGTACAAAGTAACTTTCACCATTGTTTAGCTCTCTTGCTTCAGAAGATAGCTTGATGTTGTAATGCATAGGTAAAGCTTGCATTCTAAACAGTTTATTAAAGGGAACATTAACAGCCGTAAATGCTTCCTTATTATCTACTTCCCAAATGACTGGAATTGGATCTGGTGTTTCAACAGCGTTTCCTTCAGCGTCCATTGCACCATTAACCGTTACTGTACCGAATATAGCACGAGTTCGTTTAGTGGCCCGGATAATTTCTTTTACTCCAGAAGGAACTTTATCCCAATCATCAAAGAATGTAGAAGGTTTACCGCAATTAAAACCGCCTTCCGTATCTTTAAGCTCTGACTTTAGATCATTTGCCATAAGAGTTTTCATCATATTACCAGATGAATCTCCTGTACCATTAACCCAACGTCTATAATAGACACGCTGCATGAAGGGACGTAAGGTTACATCTGTGGCATACAGTGTTTTACCGTCTGCTACAGGCTCTTTTAACCTAAAGCTTCCAGCTTCAACAACCTCTACGTTTACTTGCTTGCCTTTAACCTCTTGCTTTGCAGTGAGTGCTTTATGCTGTATACCAAGGCGTATAAGTGTAGGTGTTCTACTTTCATTTGCACCCGTTGCCATACCAGACAAACGTGCAAGTTCAGCAAAGTTATTAGTATCTAATGTTGTCATTTCGTTCATTTGAAACTCCTTTCAAGAGTCCGAAGTTATATCAGTTAACATCTTTAGTGTCAAGCCAGTTGGGGCCAATTTTTGCCTCCAAAAGCAGAGGCACATTAAAATCTATTCCCCACTGTATGTCAATAAGGTTTTTAAGATTTTTATTTGTGTCTTGTATTACATTCAATGCAAAGTTTACCTCCATAGGATGTACATCTAAAACGATTGAGTCATGTACAGTATTCACGATGCAGGTATCCTTACGCTCTAGCTGCTTTTCTATGTACAGCAAGGCAAGTGGTACAATGTCAGCAGTAGCAAATGACTGTACAGGATAATTCTTAATCTGCGTAAAGTACGTAGGAGTACCGTTGGCACGTCTTTCTACTTCAGGAAAAGCGAATGATCTACCAGACGGTGTTCTTATTCTTCCTTCGTTGAGTGCTTCTCTTGCGAGTTCTGTGTGCCATCTGGATATTCCTCTATACTTTTCGCCGAAGTGTTCATAATATCTTGCCTCTGAAGGTGAACGTCCGAACCCTGTTGCTCCGTAGAGTGGGGCAAATGTGTGTGCCTTCGCCTGTTGGCGCGACGTAGGCTGTCCTGCATCACTGATAACCTTTGCAGTATAGGAGTGTACATCAAAACCATTACTTACTTCCTCTATGGCTAGTTTATCTTGTGATAAGTATGCGGCGACACGAAACTCTAGCTGTGCAAAGTCAGCTTCAAGTATGCTGCCACCCTTCCATCGAGACACGAAACATTTCTTAACTGGAAATGTACCTCCGCGCGGCATGTTCTGCATGTTGGGATTACGTCCAGAAAATCTTCCTGTAGATGTGACTGTCTGTGTAAGCTGTACGTGCAGCATACCGTCAGCCTTAGTGAAAGTATCAATACCGTCTACGAATGAAGACAAATACGTTTCTACTGCACTAAGCCGTGTAACCTTACTAAGAAAGTTCTGTGCTACTTCATTCTTTGATCGAACAGCATTAGCAGCCAGTAATGTAAGGTCATTTTTATTGGTGCTAAATCCACTAGCACTAACCCACTTAGGATTAGGTGCATTAAATTTAAGACCTGCTATCTCATTAGTAGCTTCATATAGGCATCCTTCACCTTCACATACACCACACTTAGTAGGTCTAGCAAATGGTTCGCCATTCTTTTTAGTCTTACGTACCTTGCCTGTGCCGTAGCAGGTTTTGCATTGTTTGGCTTTTTGCTTGTACATAATTTGTGACATAGCAGATACTGTAGACCTAAAGTCAGCTTCGTCCATGCGGTCAGTAAAACTATCCGCCCATGTTTTTTTGTCTTTAGGTTTACGGGAATAAATTAACCATGAAAGTTGTTCAGGGCTATTTAGATTTAGAGGATAGTCACCCATCAAGTCACGCGCAATGTGGTCTAACTCTGTGACTAGATCATTACGTTCGCGTACAAATTCTTCTCGTACTTCGTTTAAGGCGTCACGGTCAACCTTGATACCTTTCTGGTTCATACGTGCTAGAGTTTTAGTAACTTGATTAGTTAGTTCAACAGTTGGCATCAAGCTACTATATTCATTAGATAATAATCTTCTGCGCTGTATCATCGAAAGCTCTTGTGTAGCCTTCAAGTCAGCAATCAAGTACTCAGTAAGTTCAGAGTGTGGCACATCTGCAACACTGTAACCTTTTTTCAGGTAGTTGTGTAATGTGTCTTGCTTTTTTACAGATAGGTCATATCGCTCCGAACAAGCGTCTAGCGACAGAGGATTCTTCTGACCTTCTTGTAAAACATATTCGGCAACCATTGTGTCCCAGATTGCCCCGTCGTACTCGAAGCCTGTTTCCCACAACCATGCGAGGTCATGTGCAAGATTATGCCCGATAAGGACAGTGCATTCAGAAAGTATCCTGCGTAAATCCTCAACACTGTCAGCTTGTTTCTCAGAGTGGTTAAATGTGAATACACGATGTTCTCCACTATCAAATAAAACACCCACCATGACTAGTGCATTAGTGGGTTCATAAGGGTCTAGGTGTAATTTTCCTCCGCGCTCTGTAACTGTATTCTCTACGTCAAGAACTACCTTCATTAATCCCTCCTAATGCACTTCGTCATCCACTCTGTAATGAACTACTCTTTCCCAGAAGTCAAGTAGGTTTTGATGCGCTTCCCATATTGCCATCATCTCTTCGGCAGAAAAGTCTTCATCGTACATCTGCTGTGACATGATTAGCTTCGCTAATTTAGCCAGCATTTCAACTTCTGGGGACATGAGTATTAGTAATAAACCGGACTAGCTAATATGGCTACTGCCCATATTAAAGCCCAGCCGCATCCTACTGCTGTTACTGCTCCCAGTACCTCCACTGCTGAGATCAGTTTATCTTTAATGTTTAGCTTCATTGGTTACTTCTCCTTTCGTTTGTCATACTTGTCTATGATGTCACGTAATTTATCTAGGATATGTCCTCTATCTGCATGAAAAGCTTTCCAGTTTTCATCATCATAGAGATCTTCACCTGAATGTTTTACGCCCCATTCAAAGACAGCATGATCTGTAAATTCCTCCAGTAATGCGCTGAAGGATATGACCCTTTCTAATATAGGGTCATCCTGTCCCATAAATACAACAATGTCTAAATCTCCGTCATCATTCATTTCTATGAAAGTTTCTAATCGCATTGGTTGTTCAAGTTTCGGCATCTTCTTTCTCCCATTTAAAGTTTACAATCATTGGAAATATTACTTCTATTGCTTCCGCACACTGATGTGCCACAATACGATGTTCTTTCTGTGTAGCTGGATCTGTCCGTAGCTCAATGTAATGTATCCAACTACGTAGTGATCCATTCATATAAAGTCTAGTGCGTGTTAAACCTTCTGGTAATATCACACGCGCTTGTTCTTTGGCTATGCCTTTCTTCAATGCAGAGTCATATAGCTTGTAAGCTGTATCCATAACGTCAGACTGTTGACCGATCCACCACTTGTCTAGAACTTCATTATCATTTGGAAGAGAGTTCTGTCTATTGGTAGTGTCCTGTAATCTAGTTTCACGGATTTCGTTTACGACTTCAGTTGCTGAATACCGTTGACTAAACTCTTGAAATGAAAATGTTCTGTGTCTAATAATCTGGTGTGATATGTCCCGTGTAGTCACGATGTCCAGACATATGTTTACCATCTCAAACGGAGACCAGTGCTTATGCTTAATTAAATACTTAATTAGCTTTTCATTATTTAAAGCACTTATCTGCGACGTTGGATTAGACACACGGGCGTAGTAGGCGACGAGATCTACAAGATTGTTAGTTACCGATCCACCTTCTACTGCCCGTGTGAAACCTGCAAGTTTTACCTCAGACATCTTCTTCTTTCCCATCAAACCAGTTCATATGATCGCCATTAGTATATGTTTTAACGGCGTGGCAATTTGCACAGCGTATATCACATTTACGTATTTCATTAAATAGTTTTTTAATAGTACTCTTACCTACTAGTACCGCAATTCCCCCCTCCTTTTCGGATAAATTCCTATGGTCAAAATGTAAAGCAACAGCATGTTCATTATAACCACAATCTATACATCCTTTTTTTAGCTTGTAATCTCCTATAAGTTTTCTTCTTCTTTTAAACTTTAGTGACTTGTGTTTAACCTCACAGGCTATACAATGTGGCTTTATATTGTCATTCGCATACTTATCACCACTGTATTTTGTATGGTGTTTAACTTTCTTACATTTAGTACATTTTCTGTATGCAGTAGAGTCCCAAAAGTCGAACTTAATTTGTTCATTCATTACGGCCCTCTACCTTTTTTCTCCAGATTTTATAGTCAAACAGTTTGTTGCCTGTTATCTCACCCAGAGCTAGTCCATTGTCTGGCAACCATTCATATACTTTATCGAGTGTTATGTGTGACGGAATACGTTTAGGAAATCCATACTTCCATCCGTTGATTGGTTCAATCCAGTATTCCCATTCGTCTTCCATCACAGCACCTATATTAATTCAAAATGTGGAGCATCAATGAACGGCCTACGTCCTTCGTTGCGTCGAGTGTCAATGTAATAGTTCATTGCTTCTTCCATAGTGTCACCCCAATTACGAATGTCACTCACGTTCCATGCTGCACCCCACCGGATGCCTATGTTCTTTTCTATTGCGGCTTTCTTCATTGCGTCTGCAATGTCGTCATACAAGTTAAGTTCCCATGAACCCCGCGAACCTATGTACGCCATCAAGTCTACCGCATCACCCGTAAGGTGCTTAGACTTCATGGTTTGTGACGCACCAGAAGCAAGCAATTCTTTCTGACGCTTTTCCGTACGTAATCCTTCGATCACACCAAAGTCTACTTTAGTTAATTCAATAGCGCGCATGACTACATCACGTAGTTCATCCTTAACACCGTTCAATCTCATTATGGACTTACCACTAAGTTTAAAGTCACCCATTTGAAGGCTCCGTAGCAAAGTATTTGATTGTTTCATAGCGTATATAAATTACGTGTCCATCTTCTCTATGTAACTGTACGCCCTTATCTGCATAAACTATACCAACAATAGTATCACAAATAAGTTGAGGTACTGCATTCTTAGCACCGTCTGAATCAGTAGTAGCAATGAAAACCTTGACGGGTTCTTCAAATACTGACTTCAACTTCGGAAGCTTAACTGGTGTGCGCTCTGCCATGAATATCTCCTATGCTGTATAGCGTCCGACTTTATAGTCTAGCTCACAATGAACTATACCATGCCATCCTGTTAGTTTATTCTTTACCACGTTTAGGTGGCGCTGTCTATCTTCTTCGTCTTGTCCCTCGACTGGAGGGTTCTTAGCAATCAATACCATCAGGTCAGCTTCTGCAGCTTTACCTGTACGACTACCTTCCATCATAGATTGATTGAGTACAACTTTATTTTCTGCATCCGCAGATAGCTGTGACATATATAGAACAGCACAGTCGTACGTCTTAGCGATCTGACGTGCATAGATTGCGTTAGCCTTTAGTGCTTCGTCCATACGTGCAAAGCCACCAGTCTTAGCAAACTTATCACCCATATCAAGTACCATAACGTCAGGCTTGAAGGACTTACACAATGATTCCACCCATGCCATGTCTTT